CAAACCTGACACAACCACGGAGGTTGCAGAAGCAGCGCCACCAGACACATAAGTGCATGAAGTGCTGATTTGTGTATCAGGAACCAAGTTCAAGACACGGAAACCACCACCAGAGGTAGTAGCAGAAGCTGCAACAACTGCGCCTGCACTGTTACCAGTAGAGGCAGAGCCAGTCAGCGTATTGCCGGCCATGTTCACACCAACCAAAATGGAAGATGCAGAACCGATGGTTGTGGCAGATGCGCCGGTTGTGACCGCTACGCGGAACACTTGATCAGGATCATCACCAATAATAGCTGTGATATCGCCAGCAAGGACGTTACCAGGATAGTACTGTGAGTACTGACGTTGCTTAGTCGTAGGGTTTGTGTAGTAGCAACCCAAGAACACGCCAATAGTAGTATTGGTAGTGCTAACAGGATAAGTTGCAATTACAGTGTAACCTGCTGACAAAGTAACCAGATCGCCGTAATACAAAGCGGTGCCATAGTTGTACTGGATTGGTTCATTACGTGTTGATCCAGCAAATACTTGGCCGCCAATCAGACCTACGGGCTTATAGCCGTAAGCTGCCGAGACAGTAGGGTATGCCATTTAAGACTCCTATAAAAGATTTAAGTACCTTTGCCAAAGCTTGACGAAGATTTACGCTCTTGAAATAGCGGCATCCGCGCATCACTTTGACGCATGAAACTGTTATCTACAGCATCCGTCTGAGCTTGTGTTTGTTTAGCAAAGTGTTGGCTTCGCTGTTCAACAAAATCAGAAGGCGTTTTGCAAAGTAACAATCCACCAATCTCAATATTTTCGCGGTAGCGACTATTGGGATCGGCTAACAGTTGGAATTGGGGTTGCTCCTCAATTGTTACGGGTTCCCAACCTTCACGGAGTTTGGCCGAAAGGTTACGGGGATCTGCCGAATTTAATGTCGAGATGCGAATCCAACGGTAGTTGTAGCCTGGCTGTTTGTCTGGCTCAGGCAACATTTCAGGAAGCGCCCACTGCTTAGGACGCTCTTGTACCGCACGTGTTTGTAATTCTCTTGTCAATTTACTTTCAGCCATTTTGGGCCTCCACTTTTAGGAACTCACGAACATACTGTTCAGGTGTGATTCCTAGTTTTTTAATTGTATTCAACTGGCTTTGCTTAAGCTTCACCTTGTTTGGAGATGTGCTACGAGCTACCGGGGCTACTACTGTGCTAGGTTTTGGCTTAGCTTCAGTTTTAACCGTTGATTCAGTCGATGTCCTTTGGAAAACCTCTGGAAATCGTTGACGGATTGTTTTGTCCAATTCCGCATAATATTCATCCGAGCCAACTGGAACGCCAGCATCCTTTAGGTCTTCGTGAACACCTAAAGCATAAGCCGTCATTCCCTTGTTTTGGCCAAACCAGCGGTTGCGGTCTTGCCAATTTTCAGCCTTATTGTCAGGCTTTGGAACACGTTGTTGTTGCTCTTGACGCGGTTGTACTTCAAATTCCTCCTCTTGTAAAGGGGGCAACTTAAAGTTTTTAATCTGCATTAACTTGTAATTAACGTTTTGCAGCGCCTGTTGAGCCTCTATCATCTGGTCTGTATCGCCAGAATCATATGCCTCGCGGTATGCGCGCTTGGCCATCTCCAACTCCATGTTGGCGGCATTTTGCACGGTGGCAATGTACTCTTTCTCACCATTGGTAAGAATAGTTTTGATGCGTTTGTTCTCTTGCAATAAACGCTGGGCTACATTAATAGCTTCCTGCTGCTCACGCAAAGCAGACTCTTTTTCGCGGCGTTCATCGTGCCAGACCTTGCGCATCTGTTTGAGCTTAGTTTTGACTTCATCGTCATATTTATCCAGCTCATCTTTTTCCAGTTCTTCTACCAAGGGCTTTGGCATCGGTTCACGATTACGATCTTGGACGGGTGTATCGTCCTCAACCTCAAACTCAAAATCTGTTTCTTTAGATTCAGATTTGGGTGCCGCTTCGTCTGGAAATTTAAATTCGTCTTTATCAAATTCAGGCATTTTGTACTCCTTTATTTGCGTTTAATACCACGGGGATCGTCTACGACGGCCTCGACAGTATCGTCATTGATGATGCGGAACTCACGGCCATGGATGACCAGTCGAGATCCAGAATGTGGGCGAACTAAGATGAAATCACCTTGTTGGCACCATGGGCCGGTTGGAAATTTAACCGGATCTTTATAGCAGTCAGGTCCTAGGTCTACAACAAACAGGACGGTTGTAAGCGTCTCTTCATTGCGCATAGTCTCATCAGCTTTAATCAAACCTACCTCACTATCTTCAAATTCTTTCTCCGCCTCAGGGATGGCACAAAGAATACGATAGCCAGATGGTTTTGGTAATTGTTTGCCTTTTTCCTCTGCGTTTGCAGCAAAATTATAAGCCCCGACAACTTGCGGGTTGTTGGCGTCTGTAGCCAACAGGATGGAACTAGTCATCCATTTTCTCCATGGTTTGTTGCAGGTCTAGTGCATATCCTCTTGCAGTGAGCAGACCCTTAATCTCGCCGCAGAGTTTCTTGTACTCCTCAAAAGACTCAGCTCTACCTTCCGATAGGTAGTCTTTAAGTTGGGCAATCTTCTCGTCAGATTGCTTTACCAGTACATCAATTACGTCCATCATTACTCCTTAGGCTCTTGGTTTGATTTGCCGTGGTGTTTTTCTGAGAGGTGACTTAAAACTTCCACGCCCTTATCAATGAAGTGCTGCTGTTTGGTATTTTTCATTTGGGCCACGGACTTCATGGCATCAATCTTTTGGCGCTGAGCTTCTAAATTAATTTGCTCTTGTTTAAGTTGAGCATCAGTCTGATCTTTGGCCATTTTGCGTTGCAAGTCGCCCTGTTTGATCTGCAACTCTTGTTGTTGCAATTGAACCAATGGATCTTGGGCTTGTTGTTGAGCTTGCTGCTGAGCCGCCTGCTGTTGATTACTAGCCAATAGACGCTGTGAAGCCTGTGCTAACAAGGGCGCCAAACGTGCTTCCACTTCTGGATCCATGTTGACATCTTCGCCAGACTCATCCTTCTGAGGCGGCAAACTCATACCCAACTGGAGTTCAATCTGTTTACGATACTCAAAACCTAAGTGCTCGTTGATGTGAGCCATCATTGCCTGCTGTAATTGCTGGGCCATCGGATTATTCTGGAGCAAAGACATAATCTTAGGATCTTGCATAGCCGACATGTGGACCATAATATGAGCCTGATGGTCCTGATACATAAACGCCTTAACAGGTTTCATCATCAATACATTCTGGTTTTCAGATACTGGGTCTGTAGGCTTGAGATCCTCATTCATTGGAACAAGCTTTTGGGCTTCTTTAATACCCAATACTTCTAGCATCTGACGATGTAAAAGCGGCATGTTGTAAATCTGAGGTGACTGCTGAGCCAGCTGCATTACAGCCTGGTACTGAACAATCTTCTGCGCCATAGTAGAAGCATTAGGATCGCTGACCGGAATAACGTAAACATTATCGTAGTCACTGCGCTTAGCTCTACGTGAGCCTTCGGTAGGTTGATATTCGTATTCTTCAGGCGTGTACGCTGCAATAATATCTTTTAAGAGTTTTAACTCTTGCTTCATTGCAAAGTGGACGCGCGCCTGAACGGCACTCATTACTTTTAACGTGCGCTCTAGAATAGCCAGTGTAGTTCCCACTGGGGCGTTGGCCGACATATCGCTAATCTGAAGATCTGCCGTATTAGCAAAGCGGCGCCCCTCATCTACGATCTGACCCAGCAAAGCCATCAAAGTTTGACTGGGTTCTTTATAAGGTAGAGGTAATAAATTATCTCGAATCGTACCGCTAGGTACGTCTACGTCTCTCCACTCGCCTGGAGCAATCGGTGTATCGTCACCTTTTACACGTAGGCCGCGAGCCTTAAAACCACCGGGCAAGTTGCTGAGAGTACCAGCATCGACAAGCTGACGGATAAGAGAAGTACCCGACTTGGCAAACGCTCCAATAAGGTGAATAAGTCCAAAACAATAGAATCCAAATCCAGGAACGTATCCATAGTGGACATAATGCTGTCGTTTTTGGCAGGTTTCATCATCGGGCTCCCAGTTGCGGCGTACAGCCAAAACTTTATTTGAACCTTTTTCAACAGTTACGATGTATGGTAATTTGATACCTGTAGGTTCACCATCTACCTCGTGTTCATATCCTGGTAGATCTAAATCAACACTCATCTCAAGAAGTTTATAACGGCTGTCAGTTGTGGCTCTAAAACCCATCTTTTCAGCAATCTTCTTCTCGACTTCGTCCAGCGCGTTATCTGGATCACCTAAGTCAATATCACGATAAAAGCCAGCTACCTGTAAGCGGCGTAGCTCGTTCTCTGTCTTACGCATTACATGAGTAACACGCTCGGCAGTCTCTAAGTTACTTGCGCCATAAGGAACAACCAAGTCTTCAGCCGGCACAAACAGGGAGATTTGACGTTCCAAATGCGGATCGTAATAGACCTTTTTAAACGCATTACCTGATAAACCTAAGCCCCAAAGCATTCTTTCATGCTCAGGACGGAACTCAGTCATTACATCTGTTAACTGGTAGTTCATGTCTTCTTGAACACGAACGGCAGCGGCTTTTTTCTCGGGGGTTTCTTTGCCAACGATCTGGGTCTTAACGGGACCAGCCGCAGGAAAGCTACTCATCATTGTTTCGGCTTGGAACTTAACCAGAGCTTCGGATAACAGGGGGTGATAAACACCGCATGCACCTTCCCAAGGTTCTGTTCTTTCCTCAATCTTCATGCCTAGAAGTTCAAGACCATCTACATAGGTTTGCATCCAGTCTTTACGACTTCCAATGTCATCATCAAAGTCACTGGCCAACTCACTAGCTAGTTCTTCAAGCGTACTTTCATCTAAATACTCAGCCAAGTTAGCATCAAACTCATCACCGCCAGTTAATTTCTCTGGGTTGAGGTCAATCTCTAGCTCAGTTATTTCAATCTCTGGTTCCATCTCAATTTCCATTGCTGGAAGTTCTGCCAAGGCATCTAATCCTTGGGGTGCTTGATACAGTGCCTTATCAATAGCCATATGCGTCCTTAATAATATGAAACTTTACGGCGGAAAGTCTGCTCTTCTTCTTCATCAGTGTTTAACCTCAAAAAACCGCCCTGTCTAAAACGAATTAAAGCCTGTGTGCTTGAGTCTACCAAGTCATCGTGAGCCGCATTAGGGAAAGCCGCCATCTGCTCAATCAATTCATGCGCCCACCTTGTATCCGGAGCCCATACTTTACCCGACCTAAAGAGATCCGTCACGGAATTTATACGAACAAACTTATCATTTCCACGAACCGGCGTATATTCCTGTACTGGTACACCCATTCTCCTCATCTCAAAGATCAAAGGAGAACCAGCCGCTTTAGCCTCAATGATACAAGTGTCCGGCTCCCAAATGTTGTACATCTCAAAAGCTTTTTCTTTAAGTTCAGGGAATTCCAGCCTCTCTTGGTACGCTTCTAGCAAAATTACGTTCACATTTTTAGGATCTTCGTCCATGTGGAACACACCCCACACAGTACAAGCCGAATAGTCACTTCGCTCAGACTTTGTAAACGCAGTATCCCAGCTCTGAATTACGTATTCGCATCTCGGAGGTCTTTCTTTTTCCCAAATCTTCCACCATTCTCTCTTTACTAACGCGCCTTCTTCGCCAGTCGGCTTTTGCTGGTACTGGGCGTTCCACTTGGATACTGGTAATTCTTCCTTCAGAGCTTCTAATTCGTCAATAGACCAGAATTCAGGCCATAAGGGGTTACCACTAGGCATGATCGCTGGTAATTCAATCAGCTCCCACTCCTCGCCCTTCTCCCTTTTCATCGCATCTTGTAATACTCGACCCGTTAAGTCCGCTTCTCCCCAGCGAGTCATCACAATCACAATAGCTCCGCCTGGCTGAAGACGCTGACGAGGTCCAGAGGTGTACCACTCATACACTTTTTGGTAAATTTCCGGATTACCAGCGGCCAAAGCAGCCTCTTGCTCCGAGTGAGGATCGTCAATAATCAACAAATC